TGAATCGTAATTCCCGCCCATGTGCCAGTTATTGACCGTTACGGGTACGCCCGTCTTTTCGCGTATCAGGTCGCAAATAGCCACGATCTTAGGATCGACAAGCCATGCGGCCTTAACGCCTAATACGCCCCATGTGCGCGCGTCCACGAATTCACGACAATCAAAGTGTTTGCTTCCGTGTATTTGATAGTCAGGCATGGTGTAGAATGTTTAAAGAGCCGCCCACTCGTTTGCGGACGGCCTGATTGATCGTAGTCAATCGCTCTCAGAAAAGATGCGTTGACTTTTTTGCTTCACTTCAGTAATACTACTTTTTCTTAAAGAAAGAGTAGTACGCGATACTAACCAGCGAAACCGCTGCGCTAATAATCGCACCCCAATTCCCGGAGCTGAGCGCATTGAATACATCTACCGCGCCGGGGATCAGTTCGCCCGCCTTCGGGCTAATTGCCACCACGACGGCGGTCAGATACGCGATGTTGTTTGGGTCTGAAACCCAGGACTTGTCCAGTTTAAATTTGGCGTTGATAATCCAGTTACGGATTGCCAAAGCGGAGGCCACCGCTCCCGCGCCACCCGCCACAATAAGACCGGATTGATCGGGCGACATGCCGCCGAATAATGAAGCGATAAGTAGCAGGATTTGACCGTAGATATTTGTTCCGGTCCATGGACTTGTGTTTGTAGTTTCTGACATTGTGTTTTGAATTTAAAACGTTATTGGTGTACGGCTTCGCTTGCGCTGATGGGCACAATTTTGCCGCGTGTGGTCGTTTCTTTTACCGGCTGGATAGTCTGTGCCTCAAGGCGTGTCAAACGCCGCTCTATGGCAATGATTAGGCAGTCCTCCTGCACTGACAAAGCAACCCCCGCGTCCACCGTTTTGGCGGGCGGCTGTTTCTGTGCGCAGTGAGGGAGTAGCCACATAAGGGCTATGCAGCAAGCAAGTTTTAAGTAATTGTTAATCATCTTTTCCGTTTTTTTTCCACCGCTTCAAGGCGGTTAATTATTGTTTGAAGTTCGAAGATCCTTTCTTTGGTCATTACAGCCTTTTCCTGATCGTGCCTCCTACTGTCATCCATCCGGTTTTCGTTGCACTGTTTCAGCTCAGCGGCCTGGAAGTAGCACCACCAACCTAGCACCGCGATTGCCGCTGCCATTGCGAGGAAAAACCACATAATGAGCGACTTGCCGAATTGAGACTTTAAGAGTTGATCTAATATTGCTGTTGCCATATTTGAAGCGATGTTTTATGCTTTACGGATTAAAAGAAAATTGGCTTTAACAGGTGGGCGAATGTTGCCAGAAAAAAGATTGACAAGCCCACCGCCCACCATACCCGCTGCCTATGCGTTAAACCCATCCAATGGAATGCTACCAATGCCCTGGATTCCCACACGAAGGCGGCAAGGCAAATGAGTATAAACCATGTGAAGGAGCGCATGTTCGTTGTTTTAGGCGTTTGGGGCTATGGTTAATTCTATGCGGTTTACCGCAATAGTTAACAGCCTTTTATTCGCTTCTATTATTGTTTTCTGCGTAATCATTTCAACTGATTCGACAGACAATTCTATCACCTGCGATTGCAGCGCGATAAACTTTGTTGTTTTAAAAGATAATTCTACATTTTCATTAGGCTTTAATAGCCCCGTTGTTACAATCTGATCAGCCAACTCCAAATCTTGCGACTTCGCCAAAGAAAGAACTGTTATTATAGGGGCAAAGTCTATGCCTACATTGCAAAAAACAGGATCAACTACCTCTTGTCCCGTAGTTAATCCAGCGTCATTACCCGTCAAAACAAACACTCCTGCACCGGCTATGATGTACCGCCCGCCATTCAGCCCCGCACTTTGCCCCGCTAAAACGAACGCCCCCGAATCGGACTGAATAGCCCGGCCATATAATAGCCCCGCCGCTTGCCCTGTTAATGCGAACGCCGCTGCGCTTGCCTGTAGCGAATAGCCTTTTGTTAGCCCTGCCGCCTGTCCTGTCAATGTGAAAGCCGCCGCCTCCGCTGTTATCTTTCGCCCTGCGATTAAGCCAGCACTTTGCCCAGAAAGTACAAACGTGCCGCTATCTGCCTGGATAGTGCTTGCCGATGTCTTTGTAAGAGTAGCGTCATTGCCAGTTAATGCAAACGCGCCTGGATCGGCTGCAACTTTTCGCCCTGCTATCAATCCGGCGGATTGCCCCGTCAGAACAAACGAACCCGAATCCGCTGCGATAGCATAACCTTTAACTAATCCGGCTGCCTGCCCACTTAATGCAAACGCGCCCGAATCTGCAACTAACTTTCTACCCTGAAGAATCCCCGCACCCTGTCCGGCCAAAACGAACGCGCCGGACCCTGCCACCAAATACCGCCCACCGTTTAATCCGGCACTCTGCCCCGCTAATACAAACGCACCGGAATCTGCAACTAACTTTCTGCCCTGCAGAAGCCCCGCCGCCTGTCCAGTCAATAAAAATACGCCCGTCTCCGCTTGTATTTCGCTTGCCGAAGTCTTAGTTAGCGTTGCATCATTGCCCGTTAAAACAAAAGGACCAACCCCCGCCGCTATATATCGACCACCGTTTATCCCCGCACTTTGGCCCGTTAAAACAAAAGCCCCCGTGTCAGCTGCAATACTTCTACCTGTGGGAAATGTGGCACTCTGACCCGTTAAAACAAAAGAACCAACCGCCGCCGTAATCCTTCTACCTGCTGTTAGTCCTGCGTTTTGCCCTGATAGAGTGAATGACCCCGCCGCCACCGCAATAGCCCGCCCCGTCGTTAATCCAGCATCTTGCCCACTTAGCGCAAATGATCCTGACCCTGCCGCTACATACCGCCCGCCGTTTAGCCCTGCGATTTGACCTGTTAATGCAAATGATCCTGAATTGGCAGCTAAGGCGTAAGCCCTTGCAAAGTTTGTGCTTTGACCCGTAAGGGTAACCGCCGCCGAATCAGCCGTAATAGAATAGCCTTTTGCGAGGTTTGCATCCTGCCCCGTCAGCGTGAACGCAGCTACCGCCGCCGTCAACTTTAACCCCTTTAACACCCCCGCCGCTATGCCCGTCAATGTGAAAACCGCCGCGCCTGCCGTCAAAGTAAATGCCCCACCTGCCGTTTCTTCAACCCCATACCAGGGCGACCCGTCCGCGCTATATTCCAGCGTGCCAAGGTCAATGCCCGACTTTGCCGCTACCTGAACCCAGGGCGACCCGTCGGCACTAAATTGGCCCGTTTGTATGTCGTCTTTAGTTGGCAGTGCCATTGCTTAGAAAATCAATCTATTTATTACTTCATTCGTGTTTGCGTTTATGTAGTCCCTCACTTCTCTTAGCACCGTCCCCTCTGTCCAGCCTGAAACCTCAATTTCGTTTATTTCTGAAAGCCCTTTTGCCATGTTATAAACAAACGCCCTAACGCTTGCCTCGTCATTCCATGTCAGCGTATTAAGGTGCGTGTTGTATTGTGTCAGCGTTATGGTAGGCGTTGCCCTTACTTTATCAATAAACGCCATAATAGCCGCCTCCGATCCTTCAGTGTTTATGTTCAAAGGCTGCACCGCCTGAATGATCTGGTTTTCGTCACTTTGGTCTGATAAGGCTTGTAATTGCTCCATGCTCGGATCACTGTCGAACTTGTAAGAATACACATTACCTGTGGCGGTTGATTGCCACTGGATACGCACCTTGCCCGCCATGTCGGTATATTGTTCGACTATCATGCCTGTGTAATGGTTATGCTACCGACGTAGCTGTTTGAGCTGCCTGCAACATACCATGTTTTAGCAAAAATCGGAACGACCCCCGCCTCTGTTGGTGTGAATGTTAGGGTAAGCTCCTCCCAACTTGTATCGCTCGCTTTGGTTGTTTCGGCGGCTACTACGCCGGTAATGTTGTAAAGTGCATCTTCGACGTATATGGAAGCGGCTATGTTGGAGGCATGGTCTTTTTTTACCCATGCCTTTACGGTTACGAGTGCCGAATCTGCGCAAGCGACCTCCGCTATTTTAAAAATAATTGGATGGTATGTGTTCCTTGCGGAGCTTGTGATGTTTGTTTTCCAGCTTCCAGGATCAGATCCTTGCTTTGTGGTCGTTTGCCAGTTAATTGTTGCGGCGCTGTGAAAAATCCAGTGATTCCCTTGCGTGTTGTCATGGTCGAAGGAATAAACTATAGGATAATGTGTACTCGTGGTAACTTCGGATGAATCTGACACGGTACAATTACGCATAAGGATGGCACCCGTTCCAAATGGGGAGGAAGCGCTACTTGCGCTCACCGCGCCAGAAGCATTATTGGAAAATGTGCAGCTTATTAGTTCAATCCCGCCGCCTACCACAATTCCAAACCCGATATTATTTGAAAATGTAGAATTTGAAATCCTGTTCCCCCCCCCAGTAATACTAACCGAATTGTTTGAAATGTTCAAAAACTTGCAATTGTTAAATATATATCCAGTTACGGCGGTGGCGCTTACCACCGTACTGCCGTCGCAAAAAATCATATTATCAAGTTCGATAAAGTTCACGTTAGTTGTTCCAATACTCGCAAACCTTGCAAACTTGAAGTTTTCGAACCTCCAAATTGTCTGAAGGGAAAACGCACTACCTACGCCGACAATGTTATTTGCAAAACAAGTATGACCGTCAACAAGACCACTTGAAGTATTCCACCCGCCGCTCAAGGTGTTTATTGCCACAGACTTTGAGCCGGCCTCGTTTATTGTATTTAAGTTCCCTGTAACGTTGCTATAAATTGGCACCTGGTAGTACAGGGCTTCTGTTGATGTTGCGCCTGAATAACCCCTGCCAGTTGCTGAAGTGTTATTACTGTCTATTTTAATGGTTGTCCCGTCAATAGACTGAATGTTATAATTTACATCGCCCGCTTTACCTATTAGCGTTTTTAGGCTGATACTGCTATCGTTTGACGCGAATATATTGTTAAAAGTTATGACTGTTGTGCCAGGGTCTACTGTCGAATATATCGCAACAGACTGTATGCTGGCTGATAGCGCCCCGCCGTAGTCTAAATCCAGGCAGACCCATCCGGTGCTTGCGCTTGTTGCGGGGAAGTTTAGCGCGTTAACAATCGTGTCCCCTGTTGTGTCACTACATAGGCACACCCTTAAATCATTCGCGGCAAATCCCACCGCCGTATTTGGCCTAAACCAAAGCCCGACTCTTGTATATGCAGAAAAATCCTGAGTTCCACCCCCGGCAATCGCTTTGTAAGCCATCTTGCCCCCAGCAAAACCAGCTGCAGGCGTTAATTGCAATGATGTAGCTCCAAGCTTTCTACTTGCATTTGTACCGGCTGTTACGTTCGTTGCTGCCGTCCAACCAGAAATTGCGTCCTCTATTTTCTTTGTAACCGCAGTTGTTAATGTAACCGTCTGACTATTGCCTGTCCAGGTAGCGTTTTGCCCCAAAGAAACGGGGTCAGCTGTTTTTGCACATCGGATGTAATCGCCTGCTTGAATCCTTGCCGATGTTGCCCCTGAAGTTGTGGTTAACCACGCGTCCGTCCAGCTACTCCCACCGCGAGGCGTTACCGTGCCACTTGCGTCTGCCGTAGCCTGCCATGTCGCCGCATCTAAGTCGAAGTTATCCGCATCAACTACTGTGATCTTCCAACCAGAGTTTAGCCAGGCGGTGAATAGCGTCAAGTCCACGATCGCGCCCGTAACAAGGCCGTGAGCGGTCTTATTAATGCGCGTGGTTGACCCCGACGGGTTGGATGCCGTGCATGTGGTTAAAGCCGTACGCGCAGCGTCTGATCCGCTGGCAAAATTTATATAAAAAATGCCGCTCGTGTAGGCCATTGCTGAATATTATATTCAGGCGGGGTGTAATTGCCCCGCCTGAATTATGCGTTAATTTTATGCTATTGTCAGCAAGCCGTTTGTACCGTCAAAGTCAATGGTAAAGGTTTCCCCCGTTGCCAATGAAATGGAGCTTGCATAGTCGTAGTACCCGATCAACGGATCTGCGGGGCTTGTTGGCGTGTCGTTGTAAATAACTATGTACCGGAACGGCCCCACCGCCCCCGAAGCTGTCAAGACCAGGTCTGTTAGAATCAGCTTGTAAGTGCCGGACGTTTGCGCACTGCTTGATGTGGTTATATTACGGGTGCTTACGTTGGTGTAAGATATTTCGGTAATATCTGCCAAAACGGTATTTGCCGCCGTTGGCGCTGAGTTTGTCAGTGCCACTACTAGCTGACCTGTGCCGAGGTTGTGTACCCCTTCAGCGATTGCCTCCACAAAGGAGTTAAATTTGTTGAACGTAGCCATGTTTTTTTTATTTAAGTGTTTGCGTGTTTTGTTTAGGTTGTAAGTCTTAATTTACCCTTTAATAGCGGGTATCTTATCCCTGTTGTCAATACCTGTTTAAGCTCGTATCGCAGGTCACAGTTTTTTGTCCAGGTCGCCCAATCTTCCAGCTCAATCGTGACCGTTACCAAGTTAGACGCTACCACAATGCCTGTACCTACCTCGTACAATCCAAGGCTTGTGCCCGCGTTGTCTAAAACCTCAAACGAAAAGGTCCGGCCAGTAAGCACGGACGGGGTTGTCATTGCCTCGTCGTCGTACATTTTGAACGGCAACACGAAGTCCGCATCTTCGCTCTGGAAAAGGTCTTTGACGGCATAGTTGCCAGCCTGTACGGTTATAGGTTGTATCATTGTGTGCCTTTTAATTCGTTCGCCCGTTCATCAGTGATCCACATCAGGAAGTGCCTGCAATTATTCCGGCCCCTGTCAATCAGGGGTTTATATGATGCCAAATGCTTTTGGTCTATCAGTGCCGGGTCTTTTGGCCAATCGCGCAGCGCCTCATCTCTTGAGAATACTTTGCCGTTTTTCTTTATGCAAAACGCCCGGCTTGTCTTGATTAGCCCGCCCTGGTAGATGAAGTAGTTTAGTTTTAGTTCATCTGCAAAGTGCAAGTTGTCGACCTCCCTTACCTTCGCGTATGTGTCAAAGGCATATTGTCTCCAGTACCCTATGATCGCGCCGTCTACGTCCTTTGTGGTAGTAATCAGGCTACGCAAACCGCGCTCAA